AATAACTGCCATATCAATAGTTCCCCGTCCAGACTACTTGGATTTCGCTAGCAGTACGAATCACATAGTCCACACGGTCAGTCTTTGAGTTGGTAGCGGTGATCGTGGGTGCAGTACCACCAGAGAACAGGAATGCAGCAACCCAACCACCAACGGTATAAGGACCACCAGAAGCAGGTTGTGCAATAAAGATAGAACCAGATTGACCAGCGGTAGCGTTGCTAACCGTGATGCTGCTCAGGTTTTCAGTCAGTTCAATGTAGAAGTTGTTAGAAGCGTTGAAGTCGATGTTCAGAACACCGCTAGAGCTAGTAAGAGTAGTCACTTCACCACGCTGACCTGCAGTGAAGGTCTGAACAACGTCAGTTTTTGCGGTGTCAGGGTCAGCATCCTGTTTAGCTGCAAGGTCAGATGCGGTCGGAATACCACTAATGGTGATATCAGTATCTACACCAGAATTATCCCAAGTAAGGGTGTCTGCTTTAATTTTTCCGTAAGCCATAATTAATTAAGAACAACAAGTTTAGAGTTTGCACCAATAGTAATAGTAACACCTGCATTTACTGCAATAGGCCCAACACAAGCCGCGTTAATGTTTGCAGCAATTACTTTGTCGGCAGTAAGGGTTTGAGCAGTTTCAATGAAAGCAGCATCAACATTGCCAATAGCGCTGTCAACATATGCTTTAGTAGCAGCATCAGTGTTTGCAGTTGGCGTGCCCAGGTTGACAATCTTATTAGTCAGTGCGTCAAGTTGACCGCCAAGTTCAGGGGTAGGATCATCAACAACGTTTTGAAGACCTGCACCTGTAATGTTACTAATAGCTTGGAAAGCAAGAGTACCGTTGCCATCAGTAGTAAGTACATGATCTAGTGCTCCATCAACAGACGGATAAGCAAGACCATTGATAGTTACACCACTGCCACTAGTATCAACGATGTCATAACCGTTAACATCAAGATCACCACCCAACTGAGGGGTCAAATCGTTGATAATTTCAGGGCGATAAGCGTCAAGGCTAATCTCAACAGTACCAGAACGTTGGTCAACTTTAAAAGTATTACCAACTTTAAAGACACCGTTGTGGTCAGTACTAGATTGCCAGACTTTACCGTTGTTCAAGCTGATAGCTTGCTTGGTTTCGTCCGCTTCACCACCGTTTTCAGGCAATGCAGTGTAGTCAGTACCGGATCCAACATACTCAAAAGTATGTCCACCAGTACTAATAAACGAACGCTGGAAGAAGCTAGCAGTAGCACCAGCTGTAATAGCGTTAGTTAGACCCAGGTTTTGGGAAAGTTTGATAGGATTGGGGTTAAGAATAGTGACATCCCAACCACTACCGTTTGCTGTAGAAGACAGAATCGGGTAAATATCAGACCCAATCTGTACCAGCATGCTATCTTGAGGCTTAGTAGCTGCACCATACCAGTTAGATGCTGCCGTAGGAGCACCAATGGTAAAGGTAATAGCGCCTGGAGAAGCGTTAGCAGTAACAGAAGCAGTAAAAATAGCAGTGGTAGACTTACCATCAGCAATCAAACCATACCGACCAAAGTCAGTAGTACAGTTGCTAAGGTTAAGTTGACCACCATTCAGTGATTTAGCATGGTAATGAGCAAAGGTACCGAAGAACGACACCAGTTGAGCATAACCATTGTTAGCACAGAGGCAGCCAGGACCGTCTAGAGTGACTTGAGTGAACGAGTCAACAACCATAGACCGCAGCGGGCTGTTAACTGACGGCACAGAACCGTCAATAAAGAGACCACCACCGGTAGGACCGGAGGTAAGGTCACCACCAAAGCCACCTTGAGTTACATTGTTAGGATCAAAGTAAGCAGTAGCTTGCGGATAGGTAACTTGATCGTTATACTCTGCTTCAGTCCAGTTAGGAATGGCGCTATCACAGAAGTTAGTACAGTTTTGAATGTACGGAGACTTGTAGATAACAGCATTTGGATAGAACGATGCCAACCAACCTTGATTAGTCGGCAGACCATAGGTCGGATCGCTATCAACAGGGTGCCCACCACGGGTTCCGCTTGCTTTAATGCCAGCAAACGAGAAGTTAGAGATCAAAGTACCGCTGTTAACACGGAACAAAGATTCAGTTTCCGTTGCAGGAGTGGGGTGAACAAAGCAGCTACGAATAGACTGACCAACAATCGACAGGTTATTAACCGTAATATCGATAGGAGCAGTTTCACGGTAGACGCCAGGGTTAACAAACACAATATCGCCATCATTAGCAGATGCAACAGCTGCTTTGATGGTCTTCATGGCATCAATAATACGGTGACCATCGTTAGCATCGTCACCATTAACCGAATCAACCCAGATAACAGTAGGTTGGGTGATAAAAGTACCACCACTAGTAATTCCTAGCCAGGTACTACCACTCCAAACATACAAAGTTTGGTCATTAGTATGGTCATACCACAGCTTACCTGAAGGCCAATCCGTACCAGAAGGCGTACCACTCTGGTAAATAACATCATGGCGCTTATTTAGAGCTGCAGTAGTACCGACTTCATCATCAGAACCACTATCATTAGGACTTGCGTTCTGTTCTGCAAGGGTACGAACATCATCTGCCTTAAGTTTAGCAAGATCAACCGTACCATCAGCAATAGACAGCGCAAGCTCACCAGGACTGGTGTAAGAAGCTGTAATAGGCGTAGTAGCAGTAACTTGCACTACACCTTTATTAGAGGCAGTACTAAGTTCTGCTGCAATTACAGCGTCACCGTTAGTGTAGGTAACATCAATACCTTCACCTTCGTTGATACTAACAGCACCTTTATTAGTTTTGGAACTATCCTCAACAGAAATAGTAACTTGCTTACCAGAGTTAGTACCACCACTTACATCAGTAAGATCAATGGCTTCGCCTTCAATAAGATCATCAGTAATAACCTTACCAAGCTGACCACGGTTTACTGCATCATCGTCACTATCTGCATTTGCCAAGTTCTCAATACGCAACCCACGGGCATCAACAGAGGCTGCGTTATCACGGGAGGGGGTGATAGCATCCTTAGCGGTGTTAACGCCCTCTTGAGCCATAAAACGAACCTGCTCCAAAGCAGTGTTCAGTTCTTGTGCACGGATAGTAGAGCCAGGAACAAACGTGACTACAGAAGCGTCATCCGTAGTACGCTCAATAAAAAGAAACGCCCCATTAGTAGGGGCGCTGTTAAACTCAATAGTAGTAGCGTTAGCAAAGGTGTAGTTAATCAGAGGAGTGCCCTGAGCAATCTCCCCTGAAATAACTTGTGGGTGGGTAGGGTCGGCAGTGGAGGTTGTATTCTGTTGTAGCTGTAAGACTTCATCAACGTAAACGTCAACATCAGCCTCAGCAATGTATTCAAATGGTAGCGTATATTGGGTCAGAGACCCGTTCGCCGTGTATGTAATTTTAGTTACTGCCATTATTTAGGAAGATCCATAAGACGTTGGACGTGGTTACTGAGACCAGATTTACCTAGTGCTTTCTGGGCTTCGCGGATTTCAATACGTTCTCTTAGTTCAGGATTGTTTCTCAACACTTGAAGCATAGCTTCTTCTTTAGCGTCTTCAAACGCTTTTTGAACTAATTGGTAAAACTTTTGTTCGTACAGTTTATAGCCTGCTTCAATAGTATAGTTCTCTTTTTTATAGAACTCTAACTCTTTACGCCAAGTAGAATCTTGAATCATAATACGTTCAAGACGCTCGCGTAGAGGACCCATGGACATGTATTTTTGCATCTCAGATCGCATCTGAGAATCCAACTCTTCACCTTTATAGCGAGTCAAAGCCTCAGGCATGTTAAAACGCATGTCCACAAGATTCTGACGAATAATATCATCATCAACAGGGACAACTGCAACAGGACTCAAAGCATTAAAGAGTTTAAGCAAAGGATTTTCAGCACCATAATTGAGCGTCTTTCCACTACGATCCTTGCTCAAAACGTCATACTTTGGAGGCAGCATAGATTTAAACAGTGCATCACGTTTTATAACCATTTCTTGGAATGAAACAGCTTCTTTACGGTTAGCATCCATGATATCGCCTAGCTGACCAAGCAACCCAGCATAAGGAAAGTGAGAACGGACATAACGAGAACCAGTACGGGTTAGCAAATCCTCGGAAGTATCAGCGTTCATCAAACGCGCAAGATCTTCAACACCTTCAAGCATAGATTTATCCACAAGAACAGCACCAGTCATAAAGATGAGTTTCTGCATCCAGTTGTCAACTAGGTCTTCGCCTAACACATCAGCGTTTTGTACAACGTTAGCCGCCATACTAAACAAAGTGTTGAATGGTTCCAGGTTGTTGTAGGAAATGTAAGTGTTACCTACTTTAAAGGAATAGGGTTGGATACCAGCTTCCTTCCATGCATCCTTACTTTCTTTATCGTAAGGATAATCACCAGTCATGTTGCCAGCCATAGCAGCCAATGTTGCCATGCCCATAATACTAGTACCCATGACAATGCGGCCCTCCATCAAAGCCTGTGCTTGAGGGAGATCTTGAGGACGAATACCATACTTCTCAAGATCCTTGCCTGCCATAATGTCTTTATACTTGTCCCTAAACACCACAAGAGGAGTATGCTGGAAGGTCAGATCAAGAGCATTGAAACCAGTACGAACAAACGGGAAGAACGCTTTCATAAAAGGAATGTTTGAAATAAGCTCAAACCCTTTAAAGTTTTCTTCCAATGCACGTGTCATGGCTGCTTCATCACCAGCCATTTTAGCGCCTACATCAGAAACAACAAACTTATCGTCTGCGTTTAGTTTAAAGATTTGTCTACGGAAGTTCTCTTCAGATTGACGTGCAACTTCAGTAATTTTATCTAAAGCTACACCTTCATCAAGAGCTTGACGTGCAGCACGCATCCTCATCTCATAACGACCAATAATCGTCCGAGCAAGTGCGTCACCAGCACCCATTGCGTTTTGGCTGTATTTAACCCAAGGGTGTGTGTTAAATCTAACAACAGCATCTAGTGTTTCATAAGCACGTTTTTCAACAGGATTTCCGTACTTATCGTAGAAAGGCTTCAAACTTTGCCATTCAGCTAGATCAGCTTCTAAATCAAACTTACCTTCATAAGTCAAAGACTTACGGTTAAGACCAAGATCCCAGTTGTATTTAAACATCTGAACGCCTTCAGCCCACGCTTTACCCAAAGAGTCAAGCGTAGCTGCGGCAATAGCCATTTCAGCCTTGTTTACGTTTTTACCTTTCAAAAGCTGGCCAACACTAGCACCAAGGTAAGCTTGCATAGGACGCAAGACACCAATCATGTTAGTACCAACAATGGCTTTGATTGGAGTTTTAAGGCTGCTAAGAACAGAGTTGTAGAAACTAGACTGCAGTTCTTGACGGACACGGCCACGGATTTTAACTCCACCCATTTGACCGCCCGTAAGCTTAGACCTCAGATATTCATGTAAGTGCTCAAGAGTACGAACGTTTCCGTTAGATAGAGCGTGAAGCTCCATCAAATCTTTAAGCGCATCGTAGTCACCTTGTTTATTGAGAGTATGGAGAGCATTGAAATACTCATCCATTTCATCATCAATCTTTTTGAGCTGAGCTTCTGTAGACTCTTTAATAGTCTTCGGCATCATGCTGATTTGTTGGTACTTACCATCCAAACCCCACATGTAACCAATCTTTTTATGCTCAGTCAAAACAACCTTCATAGCGTCAAACACCATTTCTGCTTGACGGCTAATAGGAAGGTCATCTGCAATAAACATAGCCCCACTAGCAATACCTTGGGCTTGTTTAGCTAGACTATTAATGACAAGATGAAGTGCTGCTTTTTGAGCAGGAGATCCAGTAACAATCTCGTTACCGTCGTTTACATAAAGACGATAATCACCTTTTTCATCTTTAAAATATGTAGCAAACCGCTTAGCAATATCACCCCCTTCATTGATCATAGAAGTGAGTTCGCTAGCTTGACGAATAATTAGAGCCTTGACTTGTTTGTGATCAAGGGTGTTTTCAAGAGAAGCAAATGCTTCACTAGCTATATCGTCTGCTACCTGATTAATATACTCTTTAAGGTTTTTGTCACCACGTGACATTTGATTAAGAGCAGATTCAGTCATGATGGGAGTCCAGCTACGACCCTCACCACCCTGTTTCATGTCTTGAATACTTTCCCGCAGAACAGCTTTGGTAGCATCAGACGGAGCACTATAAGTAGCCCGTTCTGAATTATCAAACTTACCGGGGTTACGGAATGGATCAGGTTCACGTCCTAATCCTTCCATAGCTTGATTAGTGCTTTGATAGGTATTAAAATCAAAGACATCATCTTGCTCAGCACCTCGCTGGTCAGCAAGGGTTTCATAGCTAGCTTGATCCGGGTCGTCAGCTTTACGTTTAGAAGCGTATTCAGCGTACTCTTCTTTGCTAAGATAAGTACGAAGATACTCATCACGAGGATCTTTATTGCTGATCCCCAATCCTTGAGCAGCCCGGTCTTTACCCATTTGAGTAGCTGCTTCTTCTTCTACACGAGCAATGTTATCAAGCTCGTCCTTCATGACTTGGTTGCCAATCTCGTTAGCTTCGTCTACAGACTTACCTGCAGCTCTAGCACGATGAGCAGCCCAGCTACCTTTTGCAAAAGACGAAACACCAGCAAAAACCATATTAACACCGGCACCGCTAGCTACCGTTTTAATGCGTGCCAGCCAAGGGTTATCTTCGGGGTCTATAGCAAGGGCGTTCGTAATCCAAGGAGCTAGCCAAGGCGTATGCTCTTCAGCAAGGTTAGCAAGGTTAGCCGCTTCAGAACTGCTAGACACAAGATCAGCAATGGCACCTTCACCAGCAATCTTAGCACCTTTACCTACAAACTTAAGCATGCGGGTACCTTTGGCACCAATACCCGCTGCACGTGCTGCTGCAAGCCCTCTGACGCCAAGGCGGGCTCCACCAAAGGTAGCACCGCCCACATTGCCAGTTGCAGCTGTTAGAAGACCAAATTCGACCAATCCACGGGCAACCTTGCCGAGTCCGGTTTTGTTCTCAGGAACCCAAGTATCAGGAATATCAAGCCAACCTGCGTCGCCCGCTTGGTACTCATCACTAAAAGGATTCTGTGTATCATCCACTGGGCGACCCAAAAGCTGATTAAGACCAGTCTTAAGAGTATCACCAGTAAGCTCAGCAAAACCTCCAACACTTTCAATAGCCTCCGCAGTACCGCCAGCAAGAGCTGCTCCGGTTTCGGATAGAAAGGTAGGTTGAGGTTGAGCAGCTTGTGCTTGTGCTTGAGCAGCTTGTTCAGCAGCTTGAGCCTCAGCTAGCTGATCAGCAGCCGCCTCGGCAGCTACAGCATTGTTAAGAACAGCAGCATTAGGGTCAAGCTCTAATGCATCGCTAGTTGTAAATTCGTTTTGCATTAGGTACCTGTCAGATAATAATTAAGAACACTAGTAGTATACTCACGCATACTGGGGTATTTACCGCCAGTTTCTTTGGTGGTACGATCATAAGAGTCAATAGCACCTGCTCCACCATACCACATAGCTGCTGCCATACGGATAGCAATTTTAGGATCGTCAGTACGCTTACTTGCTTGCCGTACATATTCGTTGATAGCCCAGCGAGCAAGAGCTTCTTGGTATTGTGGATCGTTTTTAAAGGCTTCTTTGGAAGCAGGGGGTGGCATGCCAGCTCTTTGTGCCCATGAAAGAGCAGTTGTCCACAGAATCTGATACTTACCAAGAGCAGGGTTAGATGGACCATAAGCAGCAGGATTATCTGCTTTATAATTGCCACTACCGGACTCTTGGAAACCAATAGCTTTAAGAAGATTAGGAGCGCTAACAACACCTAGACTTTGAAGACTACGATTAATCCGTTGATAACTCGGTTGGTTGTAGAAAAGTTGTTTAGCTTGAGGGTTTTTATCAAAATATTTTTGAAGAGTTTGAGCTTCAGTAGGGATGGACGCTGGGGCTAAATTAGCTTTTTGACGCTGAGCGTTCAAAATTTCCCAAGCATTACGCTTAGGATCTAATTTAGCCAATTGATAAAAGAGAGATTTAGGGGTGCCCGAGGCAGTAAGCTCAAGGTCAGCAGGGTTAGTGATAATAGCATTGTTAATTAAAGCGTCAGGACTCTGGTTAAGAAGCGTTTTAGCTTTTCTAAAAAGAAGCTTTCTTTGCTCAAACAGTTTGTTAAGACCGTTTGTGTCGTCTGTAAGTGCGAACTTAGTAAACCCTTCTCCAGTTACAGCATAAAAGTCACTACCTGGCTTTTCTTGGTCCGCGTTAATTTGATCTGCAATCAAACTTCCAGCTTGAAGAACAGCTTGACCTTCAGTAATAGGTGTTCCGTTTTCTTTAGCAAGCTGAAATAACGAACGCGCTTTTTGCGTAATCATATTGTGAGCTGCTGTCTGTGCTCTTTGAGCATCATCATAAAGCACTGAATCATTGAGGCTAATTCTACGTGCTTTTTGAATTGCAGCCGTGATTAAGTTTTCGGCTTTTCTCCTTGCTGCTTTATCTTGACTGCCAAAAGGATTTTCAACAATTTTGTTTTTGTATTTTTCCCTGACACTACTGTCAAGGTTTTGAATTTCACTTGCAGGCAGTTCGCCACCATAGGCTGCCATCAGTGCCGCAACTTTTTCTTCAGAAGCTGTTACGCCAAGGAACATAGGTTCCCAAGCACGCAGCTTGTTGGTTAACTCTGTAGCTAGTGGGTACTTCTGAGAAAACTTCTGAGCCATTGCAGCTGTGACATCTGGAGAAGGATTATCTTCACTCCATGTTCGTATCGTTTCCTCAAACTCAATTTGAGCTTCGTTGTTTTTTGCAGCTGTAGTTCTGTTAAAGTCAGCATTATTAGCCTCAATAGACAAAGCTTTCAATGCTTGAGGATTGAACTCATCTTTATAATGATCAAACAAAGTACCAGCACCTGCGGGGTGGTTCGGCATTTGAGTAGTTCTTAAAACCTCAATAATAGAATCAGCTTGATACGGGTCAGCTTTAATCAGAGTTTTGACAAGATTCAGCAGTTCTCTTCTACTAGCTGAAAAATGTTCTTCATTAGGATTGACAATTTTATATTGAGAAGGACTAACAGTCAAGAAAGATTTTAAAGCCAGCTGTTTACTTTCAAGAGACGCTAAGGGGTCAGTTAAAGCTGTAGTAAGATTGTTTTCTTCAGCATCTAGTGCTTGAGTAGCAGCATCCCTTCTAAAGTTTTGCTGATAAATTTTACGTTGCGTACTAGTTGCAACAGACATCGGCTGGATAAGCTTAGTGACAATCACTTTTGCACTAAGGTTACCCCGGTTTTGTTTGATGTAATCAGCTTGAAGATAGCGGATAGCTAGCTCTTTTTGATAAGCATCTTTAGCATCTTTAATAGAGAAAGCTTCACCTGTACGGTCATCTTTAAGGCGAACAGTAGACGTGTCTAGCTCGCTGATAAGATACGTGCCCCATCCATTAGCCTTTTCTCTAAGGTTAGCTAGCTGCCAACCACGAGTATGTTGCGTAGATGAAGCACGAATACGGTCTTCAATTTCAGGGTTATCAGCTTTATTAGCTTCTGAGTTCAGCGCAATGTGGATCTTTTGACCTTCGACTACGCTGTTGTCAACTTCCTCTTCAGCTGCCTTAAGCCTGTCTGCATCTTGTAAATAATAGCTTAGCTCTTGGTTAAATTCGTTTTCTTCTTTCTTTTGTTGAACAAAAGGAACAACTGTTTCTTTAACAAAAGAGTCAAGTGTTGCGCTAAATTTAGCAAGAGATTTTAATTCAAATTCAGCGTTACTAGCTTGGATGTCGCCGATACGCTGCATTTCACGGATTTGCTGAGACGCTTGCGTCTCCATTCCACGGACTTGTTCGCGACCACGCTCTTTAAGTTGTTGAGCCTCTTGCCGCATACGGTCAGAGGGATCAATAACAGTGCGGTTACGGAAGCCGATAGATTGTGCACTACCTTGATATGGCATAATGTTTTTAATTAATTAAAAGGTTACTAATCCCAGATATAATCACCGTTTACATCAGTAATACCCTTATAAGTACTAACTCCGGTCGAGAATCCGCCTATAGCAGAACTACCAATACCGCCAATAAGGGACAAAGTAGAAGGACCTTCCATTTCAATAGGTTCTGGAGGCAAGGCAGAAGGAGCAGGAGAGAGGGGATCAGCAGGAAGACCATTCCACGCTGCAATATTAGCAGAGGTTTGGTCAAGCAGGATACCTTCCACAGCAAGACCGGCTGCACGGTTAGCATCATAGATGCTTTGCTCAAGCTGAGCCTGTTCAAACCCAAGTTGACGAGTAGTGTCGAGAATCCGTAGATATTCAGACTGACCAGTCTTACCTTGAGAAAGAATAGCGCCTTGTGCCTGGACAGCACTGGCTAGAGCTTTTTGTTGATCAAATGAAGTTTGAGTACGTTTTTCTTGGACTTTGTTGTTTTCAGCTGCAATAGCTGTATTAGCTGATGATTGATTAAGACTCAGCTGTGCATAATAAGACGACTTAGCAGCAGCATTAGCTTCAAGCTCAGCTTCATAAGCTAGACCGTTCTGTGCATCAGTAGCTGCTGCAATGGCTAATTGGCTAGCATAGTTTTGCTGAGCAACAGCGTTGCTGTACGCAGTGGCAGCTGCTTGCTGTTCGTAAGCACCAATAGCTGAAGCTGTACCAAAACCAGCAGAAAGCAGGCCAACAGTTATGCTTATTGGTTCACACATAATTTCATAAACTCAATTAGAGGGACACCGTTAATGACATAATACCTGAGAAATTTAAACTTTAGAAGCTTAAGTAGCTTGATATGACTTTCATTTCTCATATCAGCTCTGTTCCATAGATATTCGTGTGGAAGACTCTGTACCCAGCGTCTCGCTTCTTTAACAAATGTGTGGGGATACTCTTCACTAGCTTGTGTACACAGCATCCAAATGCGGTTATCTGGCGTCACACCAGCCACACCGGCAGCCTTGCCGTTGGGTACCACAAAGAATACTGAGACAGCTGATCGATAGTAAGACTCCAGGACCGCTGCCGGAGCAGTCAGTCCTGTGGTCTCTTCTACCTCACGTTTGTCTTCCCAACGCAGGGTTTTACCTACTTTAAGAGCTAGTTCAGGGGTGCATGGTTTGATGTACTTACTTGCGTACATACCTTCGGTTATCATATCGTCCGTCCCAGCTGCCTGAGACAATAGTAGCGGTAAAAGGGTCAGGAATCTTGATAGTCAACGTATACTTCTCATTCTTTTTATAAATGGGAATGCTGACTGATTTGTACAGTTTAGAAGGAATATTGTTAAAACTATTGATATCAGTAATCATACCAGATTCATAATGGATATAAGAATCTGTTTGAGGAGCAGTTAGATGGAACTCCATAGGTCCAGAAACACCAAGGTCAAAGTTAAGGCGGTGGATCCGTAGATCACCGTTAACATCCTTGCCTCCATCGCTTGTAGAAAGATAATAAGAAGGAAGCTGGACTTCTGTAGTGTATTTGTAACCAAGAGCTACATTAACATTAGTCACGTCAAGGTTGTTGAACGTAACATCAGTACCTGCAATAGTGTCTGGAGTTACCACATAGCCTGTGTTGTCACCACTAAGTATCACCATAACAAAATCGTATCCTGTACCGGTTTGTACATTGTACGGGATTGCAATGGTAGTGTTTCCATCCAACAGACTTTTGTTACCTGCAGACGGAATAAACATGTTATCCAAGGTTGCTTCAAACCGACGACTGGTAGTCAACGGAGAAGCGGGGTCACCTTCACCCAGGACATAGCTTCTATTGGTAACTGACTCGGTAATCAACTCATGCCTAGACAAGATAAAAACATTACCATGCTTAGTGACAGTATAGAAGTTACTCTTAGTGTACAGAGCGTGCTGAATAGGATCAGTCAATCCCCAGGTAAACCAGGCAGACTGCTCACGCTTATTAGCTACGTTAAAATACTTATACTGGAAAAGGTTTTTAGAACCTCTTTCAAAGTAAGTGACGACACCATCCTGTGTAGAGTTAGCAACCTTATTAATGTCTTTAGGGATAAACTCAGGAACAACCCTAGTCTGTTCTATGACATCAGGAACATCAGTTTCATTACCAACACCAATCTCAAACGCTTTGGTAAAGGAGGACGTATCAGACACAAACATAATAGATGTGCCCATATCAGCGGGAGAAACAAGGGAACTACATTCGTAGGAAGAAAGTTTCTTAAGCTGAGCAGTCTCTGGACTAAACTGATCGGAGTCAGTAAAGAGTAAGAACTGAGCGTTTTCACTAAATAGCATCACACCTTTCTGCACAGGCAGGGCATGATTAAGCAAAGCAGGTTTAAGGTCAGAAGCAGCAAGATCAATAGGATCTGCATCGCTAGCACTCAAAGCTGATGTGATAAAGAAGTTGAAGTAATCAGCAGGCTGACTCATTACAACTTGTTCATCAGCTACAATGCCAAACCTGTTTCGGTAAAAGAATAATGCCGTAACATTTTTTCCAACAAAAGTTGGCATAGGGTTGGTATCATCATCACCTGCTTGACGATCTACCCAGTAGTTATCAGGCTCATTAGAAGGGTCTAAAGTTGTAAAGGTAAAAGTACCGTTAAGATTATTAACCAAGGCATGAGGCATGGTTGAATAATTAAATCCGGCATCAATATCCCCTGCTACAGTTTCTTCCCACGTACCACTACCTTTGTCGCTGTTATCAGCAATAAACTCAAGATAGTAATCATCTTCAGTAGCTTCAGTGTTAGCTACTTTTACTTGATACCCATGCTTGCATTCAGCTGGAAGTCTAGCAACGTTTTGGATAGAGGTCGTGAAACCATACAAAGCATCGCTAGAAATACCACCACGTACAGTGATTGTAGAAAAGCTTCCTGAAGAACCTGATATATAAATACCGTAACCAATAGGAGTAGCTGTGATACCAGGGTATTTAGTCTCAATAGAATCAGCAAGAGAACCAAGAACACTGTCAATGTTCAGCTCACCTTCTGTCTGATCTTTAGGAGTACGATAGTAGGCTGCATTAGCATCCACGTAAGACTCGTAAGGAGTGACAGCTGTAATTGTTACAGTATAGTCAACCCCTTCTACGTTAACAGTAAAGCTTGAGCCATTGGTGACATTATCACCTCTGTCTTCTAGAACGACAGTAGCGTAGTATGCGCTATCATAGTCGCCGCTAGAACCATCAGCGTAGATTTGAGCAGCAACAGTGACTGTAACCTTAACACCTTCGCTACCGCTGGTAGTGCTTACAACAGTCTCTTGACCTTGATAGGTTCCGTCACCGCCTTCATCAGTCCAAGTAGCGCTAGTAGTATTAAACCTGACAACCTCTACAGTCTCTGCTCTGTACTTAGTAGTACTACTAATGTTAGGGTTATCGAGAGAGATAACATACTCACTGTTATAGGTGACAGTGTTTAGGGTAACAAACCCGTAAGAATCACCAAAGCTAGGAGTGGTTCTATCAACGCTGATTGTTTTATCAGGATTAGCAATAAACGTGTAATCATTAATAGTCAGAGTGCTGTAAGGTTTTGTCGAACCAACACTACGAGCAAGATAATTAAGATTAACACCAGAAGCTACATTAACAGTTTGCTGTGCTCCAGTAGATAGATCCCAGACTTTAATAGCAGGAGTGTCTGTAATCTGGACAATGTACTTACGATCTTGATCTCTGTCAATTTCAAACCATTGTCCTCCGTCCTCAGCATTAGCCAACGTACCCACGTATTCACCAGGAGGACGCTTGACCAGACCAAAGGTTACATCAGGATAGGCATTATGACAGGTTCTAAGTTGTCCAGGAAATTTAACAAAGTCTGGCTGTTGTGATACACCGCCCAGGAAATTGGGAATACGTTGGTTAATTGCTGCCATTATCGACTAAGAGCTTGGAATGGTTTATAGCTGGTGTAGGGGTTCCTCAAATCAGTTGAGTTGAAGATACTATAATCTGCCATCTCTGTATCATACTGTACAGCGCTAGCTCTTGTCAAGACCTCATCGGCTTGAAGCAGCTTAGCAGTCTCTAAATCACTGACCATACGGGTGGCAGAAATACGAGCAGCACGAGCAGTAATGTAATCACGGAACGCTTGAGGAATATCTTCAAACTCAAAGAACCAGATTACATCACAATACAAAATGTCTAGATTAGGAAACTTATAGGAATGGGCATAACGGTCATAGAGTTTCCCATTACGTTTGATAACATCATAAGTATCGTTATGTTTGTAACGATTGACGTCTAGTTGAAGGACGGTCGGGGGAACAACGATCTCGTTTGCTGTGTCAACTTTAAACGGATACTCATACTCCTTATTGAACACCCAACCTTCAGATTGGATTTCACGGCAAATCTGCCGAAGAGTATTCTGAGCAATAACAACTTCAGGACTTTGAGTATCTAGCGTATTAACAGGAGACTCTCCGACACTCATTAGAATTGAGTTTACAGCATCCAGTTCGGTGGACGTTGCGTATGTAGGACTTGCCATAGATAGAAAAAAAGGGGACCCGAAGGCCCCCAGTATACAACAAAAACTGTTATCAGAAAGCGCTGCCAGCGGTGCTGGTAGCATGCAGTTCCACACAAGCAGCAGGGTTCAGGTAATCAGTACCCATAGCCAGGCGGCCCAGGATCACGTCACCCTGATAGATCACGGAGACGTCACCGCTGGTGACTTGAACCTGAGGTCCAATGGTTTCGACAACACCAGCAGCTTCACGTTGGAAGATCAGACCGCAGGAGGTGTCGAAGTCAGTGGCAGAACCATAAGGATTGTTCTCACCGGTAGCAGTAGCTTCAACGGAAGCGCCGACAAAGGAGCCAGCGTTATCAATGGTCGAAGCAGTACCATACTTACCCAGGAAGGGCAGGTTCATGGACTTGTAGATCTTGATACCGGCAATGCTCATGATGCCGTTGCCGCCTTGCAGAGCATCGCCCTGGACGTCACGGTTGATCAAAGCGTTGCTGGTAACGTTCTCCACCAGGCTGTAGTACTGACGGGGGCTGAGGACAGCCACACGACCATCTTGAGACACACCCTTCTCATCCAGGACAGCAGCAGCTTCAAAGAAAGCAGCCACGATCTTGTCAGAGTCGAGAGCATCAGCAGTGGTACCAACACCGGTACCAACTTGGATCTGAGTACCGCCGGGCTCAACCTTACCGGTTGCAGACACGGGGTGAGCAGCACGTGCACCACGAACAATAGAACGGAAGATGCGACGATCATAGTGCTCAGCCAGAGCATAACCGATCTTACGGCTGATCTCACCGCGCAGCTCGTAGTGAGCCAGGGTCTCATCGAGATCATACACGAAGGCGCTGGAGACCAGCAGGTCATCCACCACGATGGTCTTCTCAGCCACCGGAGGATCACCGGAGCCAAGGATAGGAGTACCAGGCGTGTGGAACCCAGCGTCCATACGACCAGTGTAAATGAATTGCAGGGACTTACCGGACTTGAGGGTCCGCTTCATCACCAGATCACGAGCGATGGTGTTATGCTGGAAACCTTTGAACATCTCGCCGCTAAACAGCTTGAGATAAAGTTCATACTTGTCGCCAGAACCACCGTAGCCAGTGCCGGTGCTAAGATTAGCACGGCCTAGCGCAGTTTGGGTAGCGTTAGCCATTGTTAAAAATTAAAAAAGATAGTTAGCAAATCAGGTTAGCTCTATACTATCTAGAATGTTAAGAGCTTTGTAGGCTCTCCGTTCTCCAAGAAAGGGAAGCATCATTTGAAGACACTGAACCACATCCTGTTTCTTACCACACCTCCAACGCCATGTAGGTTTGACGTTAGGACGTTCACGGTAATAAACATTTCCACAGTTCATAATGTTCCAAAACTTGTAGATGGTATCCTTGTCTGTCATCTCTATTTCAAGCTGACGACGGACACAACCTTCTCCTTCAAATAGACCAGAAGCCCACGCAAGTTTAATTGGATCCATAAATGTTTTTGAGAACTTAAGGGCGTCTCACTGCCACAGCTGCGGCAAAGGGTGTCCTTCGTAAAGGGCCAATGCCAAGAGGAGCCAGGTCCGACTCTGAGGTGCCTGACTCCAATGCTACTCTTAGAATTTAGTAGCGTGAGAAATGTAAGCAATGCCGCGATACTTCAGCTTGGCTGCCTTTTCAGCTGCCTTTTGCTCCCGAACACGGG